TGCTTCGTTCCTTGGATATTCAGATGAAGTGGAATTTGCAAGATCCCTCACTATGCAGAATGGAAGATTCGTCCGTTCTGTTATAGCTTGGCAGCAGTGTCTTGGAGAACAATTCACCATTATGGCTCAGGCTATCTACAGGTCAGAGTATTCAATGATGGAGGATTTTGAAGAGGCAGATATTGAGATGCTGGAAGTTCGCTTCCCTCGTCCAATGACTCTACTGTCTGCATCAATGAATGATATGGTAAACAATGTCACCTCAATTCTTGACTTTGTCACTAACTCAGTCATAGGTGATCTGGAAATTGATGCTAACGCCAAGAGGATATTCCGTCTTGAATCTTTGAAGAAGCTCATGCCAGGAGTTGAGTGGGAAGAGTTCAAGAAGATCTTCGAGGCAGCTCAAATCCAAGCCAAAGAAGAAGCTCTCAAGAAGATTGCATCGGATGCAATTGATTCAAAGGAAAGTGAAACAACAGATGATGTTCCTGATGATGGATCTGCCGATGATGCAGGTGGAGATCAGCCACCAGATGATTCCGGAGATGATTCATTCCCTGCATAGAATAAAAATGCCCTATCCCGCGTGGGATAGGGCATTCTTTGTATTACTGACCAGTTGCTGCAGTGAAATTGACACCATTCTCGTACTCGTAAGCATGAGAAGCACCGATAGATGCCAACTGCTGTGAAGCAAAGTCCATTACAGACTGACCAATGTGCATATTACCTGTGAAGTTCATCTGAAGCTCAGGGCTGTCCTGTGTACCTGCCGAATAACTCAGGTGGCTCAGTGGTGCCTTAAGCGGTATAACGTTTGTGAAGAATGATGCAAATTCGATAATCTGTGGATTCTCGAAGTTGGTAGCATCCGGACGCGTCATGATGTACAGGAGTGATGCAGAGTGGTTCTTCATGGAGTACTCAACACCACCAAACTTAGGATAGAGAGCAACTCCAGTTTTGGGATCACGAATACCTGTAACCCAATGGGTGTAGGCATGGCGAACAGGGCTACCGCTGAACTCTTTATGAGTCATCGTGAAGCCTTGAGCCTTCGTGATACCGTTGATGTATGCAGTTTCTTCCTGACTGAAACCAGCCTGTGTAGTACCAGTCTGAAGCTCGATGTCTCCAGGAAGGTCAAATGCACGAAGGTTTTTCTCTGTGAGTGCGGCAAATCCTGCGAATGGATCAGTGACCCACTTAGGAATACCGAACCACTTGATGAAGGCAAAACCAGTTACGAGAGGATCAACTGGTTTGTCAACAGTGTTGAACCACCCTTTGTAATAATTGGCGGTATTTGGGACATCGTTGAAGCTGACACCACTCCCAGGCTTGTTATAAGCCTCAGACTGGCCAGGTTGGACGGTCAATATATCGGACATGTGTAATTACCCCCTTATCGATTGACAACTAAGTCAATGAAGATACGCTCAATGACATAATTGAATGTTAAGTCGATGCGGACGCGGGCAATTTTCTGCTGCCTGTCATACGCCGAAGCATAGACCTGTCCTTTGATGGAGGTACATGCACGGTTTGCAGTCCAACGCTGCAGATAACCATTGAGGTTATACTGGAAGGCGCTGTATGTTTCATTGTCTGTAAACTCGAACTGATAGTCCTCGGCCAACTCCTCCACGTCACGTTTGATGCGGAGCAGGGTACGAACGGCATTGATGTTGGACAGTGCAGAAACTACGGTCTGCGAAGTAAGCTGTGTACCGAACTTGGTACGCTTGACGTCTGCTTCGACATAGTTGATCTGACGTTTGTACAGCAATTCTTTCTCAGGCTCGGTCGGATTCCAGCTCAGTTTCTTGAAGCCTGAGATGGTGCCGCGACGAGGACCGACGAAAGGCCAGTGAATCCCGAACTGTTCATCCGTATTCGGAATCTTGGATGCCAAGAAGTAGGTTGAAGTAACCTTGATCTCAGAACCAGAGAATGAGTCATCAACCACGAAGTCCTGTGTGAAGATGGCTGCATAGAAGGTAGAGAATGGGTTTGCTTTTCTCCAATCCAAAGCTTGCTGTGGGGTGCTTGTAAACTTGGTATCGATGATGCAGAAGCAGTCGCCGCGAAGTTCGCTAGCGAACGTAACTATTGCATTCTTAATGGTGTCAGAGTAGTTGGCATCCATTACGATATCGATGACGATTTCTTTCTTGTTGATGGCACGTGCATCAGTGTATCCACCTGCGCCGAAGCCGCGAGCGATAAGCTGATCAAGTGTGTACTGTCCGAGATCCGGATTGCCTTCCTTGTAGATAGTACCATCGGTACCACTCTTCAGGAAGTTTATATCAGTCGCACTTACAACTTCGGTAAGGAAACCACTGATAGCATCAGGAATCTGATATTCAGCCTGAATTTCGGCAAAGGTCTTCTTAGAACCGTTGGCTTTCTTCTCGCCAATTACTTCAAGGCTGGAAGGATCCACGAAATTTACGATCGGGTGTGCCGTAGTTATAGAGATGAGACTCTGCAGCGCAGGATCACTTACACGACAGCTGATTACTTGGAAAGACTCTCTTGCATCGGCGTTGAGGATAGCAACAGTATTCGATTTACCAACAGGAACAGTCCCATCGTAGTTGCTGAGTTTGTCAACTGCTACAGCCAAAGCTTTAGCAATTTTATCAGCAGATTCTGTCGATCCAGTGCTTCCCTGAGCCACACCAGTAATGGTGACAATTTCAGGCTGAGCATCCGGAACTTTCAGAGTAATCGAGATTGTAGCACCTGCGCTGAGAACAGCAGTCTGGTCGATGTTGACGATGGACTTACATGCAGTTGTATAACATGCGCCATTTACCTTGTTCTGAGGAGTTCCAGTAACGACATCGATCAAGTCAGGGTTTACTTCCCCAAAGATTCCTGGGAACGTAAGAGTGTTGAATGAGCCAAGCACTGTGGCGATTTCTTCAAGAGCACTCTGATTGACGATTGCATCGAAATACTTGCTGTACTTTTTCAGTACGCTTTCGATGTACAGAGATTCTTGTCCGAGGGACATTGCATCAGGAGAGAAAGAAACAAGGTATGGACCTTCGACGACACTGTATCCACCACCAACAAATTTCTCGACAACTTCAGCATTGAATATACGGAAACCATAAGTGCTATCAAGTGCATCATTGATAGTCAGACGAACACCGAGATTGTTGTAATATACACCACGTGCTTTGGGCACGAATGCTACAACGCGAGCAACGGAAAAACCGTCGGCATCATCAGGGATGATATGACCAGAGATCAAGTTACCATCGGCATCGATTTCGCCGGACAGATAAGATGACACCATGTCGGAGTTGACGGCGGCTTTTACAGTCGTCATCGAGGGTTTGATGTACAGTGAACTGTCAGTGTTGTTGCTCCCCTTTGCTTCAAGGTACCGAAGTTCGTACACGATGTTAGCCAGCTTTGCATCGGGGGGCAGAACACGCAGAATGTATGCGCCACCAGAAGTGTTAAGCCACTGGTAGACGTTGTTATTCTGCTGTCCATACTTTCCGAGGTTAGGGTTGCCATACTCGAACAGGTATTCAGTTGGCGACGTCATGTACTGAATGACATTGTCCTTACCCTTTTCGGAAGTAATAACGGCATAGAGATTCGTAAGACCTTGAGCGGCCAAGAAAATTATGCTGTTATCAATGATGCGGGTGGCAATTGATGGATGCAAATATTCCATAGTTCCATATCCTTTCCTAGAGATTAGTCTTCGATAGCGGACACCGCTAAATGTTTACTATCGTTCAATACATTGTTGGATCCTGCCTGCATGTATTCCCAAGATTTTTATCAGTAAAAAATCGTTTTCTCCACAGGAGAGACCCTTTGCTTCTTACCGCTCCTCGTCATACTGATTGATGACTGGATGGCCTGATTTAGGTTCTCGAATGAGATAGCATTGAAAACTGAACTGACTTCAGCAATCTTCTTGATGGGAATCATTTTGTATGATCCAGCTTTGCCTGTGCCTGCCACTAAGCGGAAAGGTTGCGTAGTGTCTGACGTATTTCGGCATAATTCGGATATGATTATCTCAACTATAAGAGATGGAACACCAAATCCTATTCCGTTGTATTCACCTGCCCCTTTGTATGTTCCAACCAGATCATCATATGGAACAGTGGAAGGAATCTTTGCAAGGTTGAATGCTCTCAAGAATGCTGTACACGAGTCAATACTTTGAACATGATCAGTTGTATACATGAATATATCACCCTGACCAAGACGAGCACACTCAAAATCAACAGGATCTTTTCCTTCGAATGCATTCGTTGATTGAAATCGATTAGAAAAATTGATTCGTACATTGGCAGGTATCGTTACTCGGTGAATGATCTCTTTCGATGTCGGAGAAGTTTTTACCCCGACATAGAAGAGACCTATCGTTCTTATGCTTTCACCAAGTTCAACAGCCAGACCATCATCGAAAAATTCTTTATCGACATAGATGTTTAACTCAGCAGCAGTATTTACTAGTGAGCCATTCACTTCTTTGAGGAAATCCATTTGTGCTCCCTGCGGATTGCTACCTTCTGTTTATAACTGGAAGGGCAGCTGTGTACCAATCCGCTATTCGTTTTATATTTGCAATTGTGGCTTCATCTTTTTGACGAATTTTACACATAAGTCTTGGCTGAAAATATGAAATCTGCTCACATGTCTTACCTGCAAACAGTGAGTACAACGCAGCCATAAATAAATCGGCTTTGTCACCAATTATATCCTTCAGTCTTTCTTCGAGAGGTTTCATATCTACGAATGTATACTTTTGATTCCTTGCCAACTTCTTATACACCCGATCAATAATTCCCTTACGAATGTATGGTGCACCCATCCATTTGGCTACATCATCCCCAATCTTAGGTGATATCATCCAGTCGAGAGTTTCCAAATTCTCGATTTCAGCTACCATGTCCATGAGCTTGTTATAAGCGAAGATGTTATTTTCTGATTTGGCCTTTTCTGCCATATCTCTTAACTCTTCAGGATTCTGGTCGGGTATAGCCAAACTGGTTAAATCAAGATCCAATTCCGGTTGCTCTTTCTCCATTGCATTTGTCATGTCAATCATTTCCTTTCGAATGTTGAATTCAGATGGAATAAAAGCTCGCTCTCTAATGCAGCTCGCATGTTATCATTATCCACAACTGATTCTGAGTATGTCTTTAACGGCTGTGCAATATCACATCCAGCAAGACACTCTGCTGCAAGATATGTATCGACAGAATCTCCATCCGCAGTGACGAGAAGATCGATAAACTCATCCATCTTCATTTCTTCTCTGGACAACTCATCGATAATTTCGGATATGTTGTACAGAATAGAGATGTCATCGAAGCTTTTTATCTGCTTACGCATGTTGCTGATAGTGAGATCCTTTTTATCAGTCGTTGTCTTAAGTTCTTTAGCAATCTCTTTACGATGATTAATAATGTATGTGTAATATATGCTGAGTATGTTGCTGAAACGATTTATGATGAGAAAATTGTACAAAGCTCTGATCTTTCGTTTGTACACGGTGGGTATTGTAGGTTCAAGATCCAAACCATCAATGCTTACACCTAGATGGTTTGCAATCTCGCCAGCAACTGTTGCATAGAATTCTAATTCGGATGAACGTATTTTGATGATAGATGAATCATCATCTGAATGGAGCGATATGAGGTACTTCACTCGCTGGTCGAGAGTTGCCAAAAAGTTGGTAGGATTCTTGGTAGGTTCGATTTCTCCTTTCAACTGATCCAGGACTGATGCACCAATTGCTCCTGCAGATAAATTAGCAATTTCCTCCGTATCTAGATCTTCAGCTTCATATTCTGCATCGTCAAAGTCTTCGCATCCTTGTTGTGACAGCATACTCTCTCCTTTAGTTATTGAGATCAATTATACTCATGAGGCCACTCTTCTTTCCAAGACGAAAGCCCCCCTTATTTTGTTGATCCTGATTTATTTGCTGATTTATAATTTGCTGAGATAGCTCTGTAATTTCGGTAGCTCCTCCGCTGTTAGATGCAACTATGTGCATGTGGGATGCATTTCGTTGTTCCTGATTAACCTTTAGGAAGAATTTGCTGAGTATATCATTGTGGTACCACATAACGTACCTACACAGCAAATAACCGAAAAGAACGTCATCATGGCTGTTAGATGAGTGTTCAATCTTGCCATTTTTGTTTCGCTCCAATGTTCTTACCTGGTCGTACAGCTTCTTCATTCTGAAGAATGCAGGATTCTCAACAACATCCTTTTTAAGTATATCAATCATCAAATCTCGAGATTTTGATGAGGTATCAATCCCATAGACCTTAACTCGACTCTTGGATGAAGCCTGTCCTACTTTCTTCTCAGCCTTTTCTCGACTATGGAAGAAAAGATTCTTCTCCAATTTCGTCTTCATCCATCGTTGTATGATTGGAAGACCATATGAGTTTCGTTCAGGGACAAATACTGACTTCGGAAGCCACTTCTCTATAAGCTCAAATGCTACGTTGTAGTATTCATCAGTGTCTATCTTATTATTATAGAGATAAGCCACAGGCAATCCTGTCTCTGGATCCACGACTACAAGAGTTGAATCATCCCGATCTAAACCACCTGCAATATCGCCACCGATCAAGTAAACTTTGTCTCGTTTGAGTAGCTCCACCAGATGTAAAGTGTAGTACTCACGTAGAGTGATTGTTCCGATTTCTTCAGTAATCTTATCATCAATCGCATCAAGCTGTTCTTCAGTGAATGGAGATGTATCAGATGCTTTTGTCCACTTAAGAAGAATTTCACGATCGATCTTTAATTTCTCTCCAAACAACTCTCGACATTGTCTTCTAAACCATGCTTCACTTCGATTAAGCTCTTTATGCGTGAATTCAATATAGATATAATCGTTTTCAGAGTTTTTGTCAAGGTATGTGACCAACTTCTCCCGATTCCAGTCATACATCTCTTCCATAAAACGACAAGCCGCATCGATTACTTTGGTTTTACAATGTTCACCTGCAGGGATATCAATATTATTCCTTGTATTCAGATAGATTCGCAATTTCTATCCCGCATATAAAATCTATGCAGCTGCACGTTACCATGCAGAGTAGACTATATCTTCATCCTTCTTTTTCAAGTTAGGATGTCTCCTATTTCGAGCACCATTAGCTTGTGCCCTACGAGCTTTAGCTCTAGTCGTTGAACGTTACTCTTGGAAAAACTTTTCAAGAATAGTCGGTATCTGGTAAAGGTTTGTATATGGAATGATGAGCAAGGGAATTCCCTCTCTCTCACAATAAGCCTTCTTGATAATATCACTGTTTTGGGTGTTATGCAATTTCTTAAGAGCGGATTCGCTATCTCCCCTCCAAGGTCTATAATGCAACTCACCATTAAACTCTATCAAGCAGAAAGACCCATCGTCCATTTCGACTTTAAAGTCGAATGAATACCGATGATTCGCTCTTTCCTCATTCAATCCAGGACAAAACCATTCAAAAGTATAATCTGCATCATTCTCATCAAGCCATTTTTTAATTTCTAATTCTCCCTGAGACATAGATTGTTCTCTTTGGCAATGAACACATCTAGTTGATGCTGTCTCTTTAAGAAAATTGGTAGGACTGACTTTGGTGATACGATTGCATTCGTTATGAAGCATTTCTATTGGTACATGTGTACCGCTATACTTTCCTATCACAGTAAATGCAGATCCTACTTTATTACTTACCTTGATTTTAAACCACTCCGCCATTTGTTCTCGATTAATGCCCGCTCCTGCTCCTTTACAAAAAGGACAACTGGTTCCTTTTTTCTTCGGAGAACCTAGAAAATTACTTGGAGCAACATCATAAATAGTGCCGCACACAGTGTGTTTTATCTGAATTTTAGTATAATTGGTGGTATACTCTCCAACAACTATATATTCACTGCCACGAGCACTTTTTACTTCGGAAACAAATGTTTCATGAGTTTTTCGCATAAGCTACCTCCATATCAATATTGTTAATGATATGTTAATAGCAGAGTCTTCGCTGCTGATTTTCCCATAAGGACGTTCCAGCAATTAAAGAGATTATCATTTTAATTCTCATTAAAATGGCCCAATAGTGTTTAGGCGTTGTTGTAATACATGTGAAAAATGGTCTTCCATTCCTTTCGGCCTCAATAGATGCTTGAGATTGAGCAGGAGCAGCTGATGCGTAAAATGTATCATTGAATTTAAGAAAAGCATACTCGTCATACCAAACGATAGGAACCGTCATACCTCGTCCCATTTTCTCTGCAGCATCTTCAGACATGGGAGCAGATAGGGTGAGGATTGAGTTTCCTCTCTTTGCGTGTACAATGCTCTCAATGTTATCCGAGTCTTCCTTCGGTGTTCTAGTAACTAACCACTTAGGAAGGAGTTTACGAATATCTTTGAATCGTTTGAGGTTTAGTTTGGAGTCCTTAAATTCTTTATTGCTGAATATCATCTGGCTGTTAGTTGTACCGAAGTCATACACCCATAACAGCCCAACAACAGTAGATATAGTCTTATAGTTCTGACGAGGAAGGACTGTACATGATTTAACATTCATATGCATAGTCCACAACATTGCAAGGTTTCCTCGATGTAATTCGAAGTCCTTAACCCCGCCAGGAACTGGAATCTTCACAACCTCTCTATAGAAGTACCAAGGATTGCCCATAACTTCTTCAGCGATTTGTGCTTTTTGTAGCTGAGTAAGTGTTGGGGAATGAGGATCGACATTCAATAGATCAGGATTATTGAGTTTGAGAAAGAATTTGTTATTTTTAATTCCCTTGTCCTTTAGATGCTTGTAAAGCTTAAGGAAGGATATATTTTTCGTAGTGTGATGTACCATAGTCACCTCCGTGACTGTTAATCTCTCCTAATTTCATTATATATGATATGTTCTGATTATCAAAAACTGATAATGCTCTAAAGAAAATGAATCTCCTATACCCTGTGAGGGTATAGGAGAACATTGGTTGATCATTCACACCAATCATCATCTTCGAAATCTTCCAGCTCGTCGTCTGAATCTTTGCTCTCATCATCATCTTCACTGCTGAGATCCTCTTCTTTGCTGTCTTCTTTGCAGACACCAAAGTAGGCCGATTCTTCAAGGGCGGAAAGTTCGAATTCGTCAAATCCTTCGTGGGCAATATCGAGGTTGTCATTCTGTGGCAGAGTTGCATCAATCGTATTGGCCTTAACGGCTTTTTTCAACTCATCAATACTGGTGATAGCTTCGTCTCCGAGTACTTCTAGAGTACTGTTATCAGAATCCTCGAATCCTTCAAGCAATCCGAAACTCATGTTTGTATTCTCCTTTCACAAGCAAAATCCCCCATCCCGCGAGGAGATGGGGGATCTAGTAGCGGTGCCCAACTTACGTTTACAACGATCCTACCGATTAAACTGCAGGTGGTACGCGGTTTGCCTGAGCACTCATCGGGCTGGTGTTGTTGATAATGTCGATCTTGGCAATCAGGTTCGTGAACTTCTCGAATACCTGACGGCGTGTCATGATGACAGACGGAACGGATGGGTTCTTAGGATCCAAGTAGCCGTTTGCACGCTCAACAGCGAATGCATATGGGTAATACTTGAAGGTCATCTGATCCTGGTTGGTCGGAATGTACATAACGTAGATCGAACCCTGAGTAACGTTCGGGGTTGATACCAACGTGTAGCGGTTTGAACCACTGTATGCGCCGATGCTGTAGTTGACGTCAACTCCGCCACGCTCATCAACATTGTTGTTGAAGATCCACTCGACGTTGGGGATGATCTGTGTATCAAGATCGTTGCCGAGGATGGAGAATTTACCCTGAGTCATTGCAGTATCGTTCTTCATTTTGATAGCGCAGTAATCCAGAGTCGTGCGGAACTCGTCACGCCATTCTTTTGGCGAACCAGTGAAACCTGCTGGTGGCTTGGCATCGAATACATAGGAGTAGTTCACACCGGCCATGACGTTTTCGTCGTAAGACGACTGCAGGAAGGCAATACCTTCCATGTCGATCTTCTGAGCGAGGGTATCGGACATGATGTCGATAACCTTCATCGCACCGTCGATCTGGTACATTGCCATCGTATCCTGCAGCCACTCGATTGGGAGGGGAGCAGTGATGTGTGCGCCAGTCGGGATATCGATGTTTTTCAGGTTAACGTCAAAGCCAACCTGCTCAGTGCGGGTGTTCATTTCGGATGCAATGTATCCCAGGTAGCTCACGGACTCGATCAGACCCTTAACGGAGGCCAGATTCAGTTCGCCAGTTCCACGGTTAACATGACCGAAGAGGACATCAGTGATGCCGTCTTTGGTTACTTCGCCGTAAAGCTGTGCATTGGTGGTTTCCATTTTGATGGAGACTTTGAAAGGCTTCTCAACGCCGCCAACTTTGTTTGCGCCAGTCATGGTCACTTCGGTGATGTAGAAGTCACGGTCAAGAGACTCGTTATTCTTGATGAAGGGAACCAATGGAACGGGCAGCTGTTTTGCCGGAATGTCGTAGGAAGGGAAGTCTGCGGCCAGGATCAGACCGGAAACAACCTTACGGTTTACGAGACCGCTTGCACCTGCCTGAGTGCGCAGTGCCTGTGGCAGCGGCTGATGAACACCTGCCTCATCAACGAGGTAGGGAGTCAGGTAGCTGAGGCTGAATTTCGGCAATTTGACTGCTTCAGTCGGGATAGCTTCGGTAACACCGATGCGGGGCCACGATTTACGCAGGGTAGGCATGGTCAGGGCAGTGATTGGCTGGATACCGGACAATGCGCTCTCTGAGAGGCAGTGTGTACGAGTATTGTCGATCAGCTGTTCCATAACCATAGCGGTGTCAGCGTCAAGACCTTTCAGGAGTTCATCCTTATAGGTGCTGAACAGAACGTCTTCTGAAAGGATCTCAGCAATACCGCCGCCGAGCATCTGAATGCGCTCGCCAGCAAATACTTCTTGAGCTTCTTTCAAGATCTGGGAAAACCCGTCGCGGGCTTTCGATGTGTGCTGCATACGATAACTGATGGCCATGTTTGTTTTCTCCATTCGTGATATGGTACTGTTGCGGAACCCTTATAGCCTTGATAGATCCAATGACTTAAAAAGGATACAAAGGGTTCGCCCAAACCCAATGTATAGATAAGGATTTTCCTCGTAAGCACCTGCCCGTGGAATTCTAATTATTTTGTTTCAACCAAGTGTCTAGTTCTGGCTGGATTCTGAAGGTTTTTCGTTTTTTATCTTGTAGCTTGATAAAACTGAAGAAAGGAATTTGTTTATGATATTCATCGAACCACTCAAAAACGAGTAAGTGGTGAGAAGACTTCTATAGTCTTTCTTGTCGAAGTCCCCTGACATTACCAAGTCAACCTTGGTGAGAATATCGGCAATTTCAGGTTGTGCTGATTCCAGAAAGTCCTTAGTTTCAGGGACATTAACATTTGGGATAGTATACACAATCAGTTCTTGAATATTCTTTGCTTGTTCGCCTAATTCTTTGAAGCTTCCAAACAATACATACTTTTTTTCACTCTCCTGACTGTCTGGAGGGGTGAAATCATCTTCAGGTATATCACCATCTAATCCATCGCTTCCGTCATCAGATGGATCATCACCTGCTGAAGGGTCATCTCCGGAATCATCTTCAGAATCAGATGTAGAATCAGATGAG